CTTGCGAGATTGGCCTCTAAACGTGCCTTCTGTAATGCAAACTCTTGTCCTTTAATTTGGTTTTCAGCAGCTTTGACACAAAGATCAGATCCCTCGCCCAATGGTATCTGCAAGCTGATGGTGAAACCATAATTAAAATTATGAGTTGATTGATCTATTCTCGGCTGTTCACTTTGATATAAAATTTTGCCTGGATTTACTAAATTACCCGAAGCATCCTCTGCAAGGTCATAGATATTAGTTTTAGTTGTGGTAATTCTAGGTGTACTGTAGTTTTCCCCTTTAGTAACAAATGGTGTAAAGGCTAGTGTTGGTTGTTGGCACTGAATATTACCTCCATAGGTCATCGTTGGAAATCCACCGTTTATGGTTTGGTAGCCGTTATTGATCACCGTTCCAGAACTTGAAGCCGATGGCGAGCTAACTGTATTAGCTTTAACAGGAGATATAAATAATAAAAATAAACTTAATTTGAAAATATTGACAAGCTTGTACTTTGACTCTCTGTATTGATTGTTCTTTGTATGGTGCTGGTTGCGTCTAAACCTGGAGCAAGAAAATTCTCTGTTATGCTGAACGCTTCCCCTGGATTTTGGATCTCCCATTGTGGTTTTGTCGGCAAATCTGGAGTTACCCATTTAAACGAAACTCCATTAACTGTTTGCGTGTTTGTATAGGTTGCGTCTGGTGATATAACAGTTCCATCTTTAACCTGTATATTATTTCCTTGCAAGCTATAAGAATATCCTGTCCGATAATTTTCTGTAACAATGGTTTCCACAATAATAGTTTTACTAGAACTGCTACTTTCCATTTGGCCTGTAGAGAACGATGGTGTAATACCCCCTGCATAAGCACTAGGTATGCCAAATAAAAATATTACCAGCCATTTCATCAATCAATTTCTAACTTGATTGTGCTGGACATCTGGGCTGTAACGCCTGCTCCTGTAGCAGATAAGTTAACTGTCATCGCACCTCCAGAATCCATTGTCATAGCCGTAGTGCCAATATCACCACCGCTCACAGTTGTTGTGTCTCCAAATATGGGTAATGCTGGTACAACACCATTAGTAACCGTTGTGGCTAAAAAACTTGTAGGGATGGAATCGCCTTGAATAAAGCTTTCACTTACAGACCAGGCATCACCACTATTAGTAACTGCGTAAGAAGTTGTGTTGTCTATCGTAGGAATACCGTTGGTGATCTGTGCATCTGTTAAATCAAGCGTACCGATGGCATTTGCAGTATCGCCTGCTGTTGGGGTGACATTTGTACCCGATGCCGAGAAGGTCGTACCAATCCGATTACTCGTTGAACTAGCTCCTAATGTACTGACCGAGACAACATTCTGGATTGAGTGATTGATGTCCGCATAAGCTGGCGCAGATACAAGAAATATAAAAGGCAGTAGTTTTTTCATTTGATACCAACTTTGTTGTTCTTATTATCTACTATAACTGATTTTTTTGTGTTGTTATTCTTACCCTTCACAGCTATCCCATAAGAAGATGCGATATTCCCCACGAGGCCGGCAGCAAAAGTATCAAGTCTGATTCTTTCCATATATCCAAGAGTCATAACTGACAAAGCCCAGCAAAGAATAATAAATCGGATTGCGTGTCCAAAATAATCTTTACTTTCTTTTTCTTCTTCTTCCATATAAAAAAAGCTGCTTGTGGGTATCTCTAAGCATTGACCACTGCTTAACAAACAGCTATGTGCCAAATGTAGCAATTATTGGTATGTTTGGAAAGTAACACAAAAAAACCAATGTCAAAGTTTCTAATCAATCTATTTATCAGATTCGGCAAGTCAGAATCGCTACGCAAAGCAGCTTTAAATCTTTTGAAAGACCTTGCAGAAAAATCAGATAATGACGTTGATGATGCCATCGTCAAGATGATTGAAGAAAAATTATTTCCAGTAAAATGAAAATAACTAAATTTCTCAACATAAACATAGAACCAGCACCTCCCGAACTGGAACTGGAGATTGAAATGCAATGTAGGGAAATAATGAAAGCTGATGATTTAGTTGATATAAAAAGATATTGCACTCACTTAGTCAGAAAAAAGTTTGATCAGGATATTTTTATGGCCTCATTGTTAAACAGGCTCATAGAATTAGAAGCAAATCGTGTTGTAGTAGAGATGAGGCAAAAAAAACCTAAGAACCCTTTGAAACGCTTTTTTCGTATTCCTTAAGTTCTTCTTTTGTAAAATCTTTTACCAACATTTTTTCAATCTTATCAATTTCAAAATTAAACTTCAGGATTGATGTCTTAATATGTTCAGTAATCCATGCACCATCTTTGTTAACAACCTGGGCTTTGTTTCTATCGTTAATGAACACATAATGATCCTGACCTTTTAGCTGAACATCTAATAGATTTTTTTCTAAGTTTTTACGTCTGATTTCTTTCAGCTTCCTAAGTTTTTTTGAATCACTCATTTTCCAACTCTTGTATCCTTTTATTTATAGCATCATATCTTACACAATATTCCTTAGTTTCTATACCCTCAAACCAGAATTTTTTCTGTAATTCTGCAAGCTGGTCATAATAATTTTTGATCAGGTCTTTATTTTCCATTCTCTTCCAGCTTTTAAAATTCTTTTATGAGAATCATTAAGATCCTGTGCCATTTTACTGTTTATTTTTCTTTTTTCTAATTTCCATTCTGGTTTACGGCCATGCTTAGATAATGGATACTGTTGAGCTAAAAGAGTTACAGCAATTGTATAAGCTTGACAGATTCTAAAATAATCCTGTTCTTGAATTTCAAGTGTTATAAGGTTTTCTTTTTCCTTAGAACTTAAATAATCTAAATCAAATGGTGTTTTAATGATGGGAGGTTTTTTGGTTTTGTCCATAATTTTATGAGAAGTTCAAGTTCAGCAACTCTTTTTCTGGCTGCTGCGATTTTTTCGGTAGTTGTCATTTTGTGTCCTTGGAATATATTTCCATCCAACTATATCTGGAACAACCATAAAATCTTTTGTGTAGCTTATTAAAGTTGTGGAATCGAGAGGAACACCCCAGCTTCCGTAATCATCGTCATTAATTTTTGTCATTTTTTAATGTCTTGATCTGTGGTTGTCATAAATAAAAAAGGGGTCTTACATGAAATTGACTCGTAAAAATTTCAATGCCCCATATAAAGTTAGGCTCTCGGTGCTATCGTGCCTCGGCCATCAACCCATTCTTCCTCAGAATGTGGATCAATAGACCACTGACTTCCAAAGATGGTAAACCCAGGGATCTCTTCATAGTCTGTTCTTGAACTATACTTCCTGATTTTAGATCCTCCAGGAGTATCGCAAGCATCAGCTTGAGCGATAAGCCACTTGGCTGCTTTTCTTGCCTCTTCTGGAGTGTAGTCAATCAATAAATAACGGTCACAATCGTTTCCGCTTTTTTTCTTTCTGTTTGCAATGAATTTGAAACGTGCTGTAAATGCTGATTCCATTTGAATTAGTTAGTTAGGGTTGTTAGTTTTGTTTTGCCAATCCTCAATATCTTCTCGGTTGTACC